GTTATATCTAATCAATCAACTCATCGGGATTGATATTGTATTCCTCAAGTAGTTCGTTAATTTTATACCACGCCTTTTCGTAGTCGTAGTCAGTATCCTTGAATACCCGCCATCCGTTGTGAGTTAACTCCCAGATAAAAGATGCCATGTCAGATGCTTTGGCAAGTTGGATTATTTCTTTCGGGTCTTCAGTTTCAAATGTTGCTTTCATTCCTCCGTGTTTTTGTATGTTGCGTTGTAGTATTGTTCTCCACAAGGCAAATCATAATGTGTCATTGAACTGCATGTATAGTACACCGCATTTATTATCTGCTCTTTCTCCATTTCTTTGGCTTTTTTCACAATATCATCTCTCATCCATATTGGTAAATTTCCCCAAGTTTTCATTTGTTCTTCTAACCATTCTACTGCTGTCTGTTTCATAGCTTCTTTATTTTAAGTTTTTTATTCCAATATTCATCCCACGTTAATCTTATTTTTCTTTTACACTTAGAACAATGTGTGCTATGAACATACATAAATCTGTGATTGCAATAGATGTATTTCCTAATAAACATTTTTAGCCATTCTACTGCTGTCTGTTTCATTTGTCCGTGTTTAATTTTCAAGAATCCATTCAACTAACTCAGGGTATTCATTCAGCTTATCCGATAGGCTGTATAAATACATTTGATCCACTTGTTTACAGATAACACCGTCCCCATCGCAAGACGGACAAACCGTGTTTTCGCTGACATCTCCTGTTATCGTTTCATAACCGCCTTCGCCTTTACACTCAGGGCATGTTAGTTCTAAAAATAGTTTCATAGCTTTTCAATTTCTTTGCGTACTTCTTCATAATAATCTATCATTAATCTATTTTGCCATTGATGTTCTTCCAATGCATTTATTATCTCATCAACTGCAATTAAGGCGCATTGTTTGGCGTTTTCAAATTGCATTTCTATATCAACTAAAACAACTGATTTACCTGCAACTGTTGTTGTCCATTTATACCCATTTGAGTAGTGTCTGAACCTGTTGATAATTTCCTGTGCTTTTTCTTTCGGTTTCATTATTCATTCGGGTTTAGTCGTTCAAAATTCCAGTCTTTTAAGAATAGGTACATAAACCAATCTTTTTTCCTTCTGCCTATTCGGTAGGCTCTAAGGTCTTTCTGCTTTCTTCTCATAGTCTTTTATTTTTTGTTTGTACAATATTACAATATTTTTTAATTCGTCAATAGAATATTTCCGAATTTTTTTTGCTTCACTCTCTAAGGCTCCAAATCTTTCCACTCCTATCTTAGTTATTAAGTGACCTCTATACTCCAAAAGATTCCCAGAAAGAAAAGTGTTACAGTGTTCGCATTGAAGATGTACATTGTCTTCGTTAAACCTCAAATTCCAATGGTTGTTAGCATTGTAAAAGTGTCCTGCATTTCGTTTGAGTGGTTGTTTCTGACAGCTTATACAATCATTTCCCCCATCCCTTAACCGGATATACTTATTAAACGTCTGTTGTGCAATCTTGATCCAATCTTGAACAGTCATTAACTCTTCCTTAGTTTTGGATTTCTTTTTCTTCCATTCTTTGGCTTTGGTTTCTTCTACTAAAACACGTATGCAGTCTGATTCTGTACAGAATTTTTGAAGAGATGTGTAAGGGGTGAATGGTTGTTTACAGTTCTTGCATTTTTTAGTTCGTGTTTTCATACATCAAAGTCGAATAAAGAAACCTGGTTAACGTCTTTCTTCTTTATTATTCCCACCGCAGTTTCAAAGATTGTTCTACCTGCTTCGTAGTCTACCAGGTTACGAGCTATTTTATCTGTCCGTTGAGTTCCTTTGTAATTTGAAAGGTCTATTTCATGAAATTTCTCTAAGTCTTTTTGTTTAGCTTTAATAAAGTTACTTGCTTTCCTATCATTTAGGTTACTTGGTAAAATAAAGTTAGCCCAATATAAATGCCTACCCCTTTCACTTGCTGTTATTAAAGGTGTGTAAGGGATAACATTTTCTACAACATACTTCCCATCAAAGAAATTATCTAAAAATATTACCTCTTCATATAGTTTCATATCGGGGTAAGTGGCTTTTTTCTTTCTTGAACCGGTCCCTGTGTTTGTTTTTCTCATTCTCGAATGACTTGGACAAGGAGGTGAACTCCATATAAAATCAAACTCTTTATAATGGTCTAACAGATATTGGTGTGCATCTGCTACTATTACCACATCATTTGGGAATCTTTCTTGGTAAAGTCTTGCTAATTCTTCATCCCATTCAACCGCAATAACCTCTATTTCTATTCCTGCTTCTTTTGCTACTTCATCCCACTTGTACCGGTTGCCACCTAAACAAGCGTAAAGGTTTAATACTTTCATCTTTTTCATATCTCTAAAAAATTATTTCGTTGTCTTAATCTTAGATTCTCCTCAGTCAGTTTGGCTACTAACTTATTTAATTCTCTTAGTTGTCGGTCTTTCTCTCGGTTCACTGCCATTGCATAGATTAAGTTCTGTTCGTGTTTTCGCATCGGCTCTATTAAGTCTAACCTGCTTGGGTGCTTTTCTTCTATCTCGGCTACTGAAAGACGGATAGAATTTAACAACGCTTGTAGGTTTACTTCCGCTATTAGTTCACAAGGTTTCATAAGTTATTAAGTTTAAAGTATAACATAGTGCAAACGACATTAAAACGATCGTCTGCACGGTTGTTAGCAAATATACAATTTAAAACGGTGTGCCGTTATCTTTTAAGTTCCAAAAATCTAAGTTGGCTTTTGCTTCCGTGTTTACATCGTTCTTTAATGGGTTAACTCCGTTACAACTAAACCCTGTCCCGTTCTCTAATTTGAATCTTACCGGCTCTCCAAGCATCGTTGGTTTACCACCCGTCTCTGTTTCTTTTACCTTCTTAATGTGAACGTGTGTGTACATCCAATTATCTTGGTCACTAACGTATCTGTGAATAACTAAGAAATCGTCTGCTCTGTTACCCCATTTTCCGCCCCCTTCTGCGTCCGCCATTGTCGGTGGCATCGGGTGTCCTTCAAAGTCTCCTTCTCTGTGTAGCTTTCTTAGTGCTTCCGTAGCAGCGTGAATACATAAGTAAATAGTTGTGTTAGTCATCTTACAAAACAATCTTAATCTGGTAGCCATTTCATAGTCGTAGTCGTGGGCGTTACTTCCTTTAGGTCTTAGGAATGAATTATGTGGATCAATCATTAAAGTATCGTACTTACCCATTCCTTGAACTCCCTTCATAAAGTCGTCTAAGGTTAAAGCCTTGTTTGTATCTATGAAATCAAAGTGACTTTCTATAAAGTCTTTACCTCTTTGCATTTCGTCTTTCGATAGCGTACCTACTTTAGCGTTTAGATACAACTCCAGTAAGTTACGTTTAATACCTTCTACCGTATTCTCACTAGAGTAAATTAGGTGTTTAAGGTCGTGCTTTGCACTCAAACAAAGTAGATAATACAATAACCAATAAGTCTTGCCTACGTTAGCGTGACCTAAGATAATATTAAACTTCCCTTCCTTAAATCTTAAATGGTTGTCTAAGTCTATACCTATTCCCTTACCTAACGGAACACGGTTAGTTCTTAACAACTCTAAAAACTCGTCTTGGTCTCTGTGGTTAACTTTCATTATTCATAAATTGGGAATCCGTTAATATCTAATTTTGGTCTTGCGGAGTGTTCTTCTTCTTCTCTTATCTTCTCTTCTCTTATAGCATTGCTTTTGCTATGCATTTGCATTGCTTTTGCATTTTCCCACCTTGTTTTAGCTGCTCCTCTTCTCTTTTTACTAACATCTGAAAACTCATTTAACTGTTTATCTAAGAATTTAATATTGATTTTCCCTTCATTTTCATCAACTAATCCATTATCAATCAACTCTAATATGATATTTTCACTACTTCTGCAATACTTTTGCTTTGCAAATGCATAACTCATATTACCTAACTTTAACCAATAACCAGAGCATAAATTCATAAAACATACTATCGCTTCATCTGAGCATACTTGTATTTCTCCTTCTAACCATTCAGAAGGTTCGTGTTTGTAATACGGTAATTCTTTTGCCATACCTTAATTTTAAATAATAAAAAGCCCCGCCTTATCCTGTGCGTCTCACTTCACATTCAAAAGCAGGGCAAACTAAGTCCTTTTGTTACTATAATGTGAGACGGTAACGTTTACAAATATAGACGAAATTTTCGTCTTTTAGTTGTCTGTGTTGATTAATTTTTAATCACTTTCTTTTGTGTAAAATCCATTTCATCTATTCCGTGCCAGATTACTTCTATGTGGTTGTACGGTCTTACGTGTTCGTCTTTCCATCGTTGCAGTTTGGCTTTCTTTTCGTCTTCTGATCCGTAGCTAAACACGGAGAAAGACCACCGGTGGTTTAGTTTGAAGGCTATTTTATACCAAGTTTTCATTGCCCGTGTTTTTGTCGGTTAAGTCATAAGCAACGCAAAGCAAGTATTTAAATGTGTATTCATCAATAACGGCTCTTTCTTTCCAATACCAATTATCAAAGTCGTCTTGCGTTGGTAATTCGTCCATTTTTAGATTTGGGACTTTAATAACCAAGTCGTGTTCTGGGAAATCAAATCCTCTCCTTAACCAACTGTTTAATAACTTAAATGCTTCTTTCTTTTCCATAGCTTTAAAAACACGGTTAACCTCCACCGTAAGGTTTGGTTAGTTAAAAAGGAAGTAGGTCGTTGTCAGGTTTAGTTTCCGTCTTTTTGTACGGCTCTGAAATAGACACGCTAAAGAACTGTTCGCCTTTCTGTGAAGTCTTAACCCACAGACTGATTTCTTTCTCTACCCCGTCTACATTGATCGTTCCTCGGTAGTCTGGATGCGTTTCTTTTTCTTTCTTGTTGTTCTTAAAGATTGCACCTCGATTTGTGTTGTCAAATGTACTCATTGATTTATTTGATTTGTGACGCATTATTTTACGTCTGGTTAATACTTACTATTACTTTGTTATTTGCGTTCGTTCAGAGCCTTTAAAATGCGCTCTACGTACAACGTGGCATCCATTAATTCTTCCTGCAAATGTGTAAACCATTCTTTCTCGGTTAAGTCGTTACGATCTAAAGTTGTTCCGTACTTCTTAATTCCTGCTTCAGAACGTTGTTGAAACTTGGTTATTACGGTTTCTACTATTGTGTCTTGTTCGTCAACTTCTATACAATCATATTTCGATATATAAGCTTCGTAACCAACCGCCAAATAATAATCTTTATACATATCGCTATGCTCGACTTTAAATATTTGCCCAATCTTATCTGCATACCAATAAGTATCTAATTCCGCTTTAATTATCTTAACTTTCATATCCTTTCAATTATTTGTTGGTAATACTTTCTTGCTTCTTCTACTTTTTCGTAGATTGAGTTTATAGCTTGTTCGTCTTTTTCTACCAAGAACGCCTTAACTCTTTTCGGTTCTGGTATGTGGTTAAATTCGTGTTGCTGTCGCACTTCGTTTTCGGTGGCTTCAGAAACTTCTAATTCTTTCTTTGCCCAACTTGCCCGTCTGATCTCGTCTTGTACGATGTCTAGCGGTGTGTCGATTAGGCAATAAGCAACGATAGCATTTTGTTTACCTGTTAACTCCATATATCCTTGCAT